TACGGCTTAGGATTAATTCATATGATTGGCGGATTGAGTCGTACTGCAACTGCGGCTCTCCGTCAATTATTAGACGCTGGAACATTATCCAACCTACCCGCAGGATTTAAGCAGAGAGGTGTCAGAGTAAAAGATGACGCCGCAAATATACAACCGGGAGAATTTAAAGACGTTGACACTCCAGGTGGTAATCTAAAAGATGCATTTGTATTCTTACCTTACAAAGAACCATCAGCTACATTATTGCAGCTAATGGGAATTGTAGTTCAAGCAGGACAGAGATTCGCGTCCATTGCTGACATGCAGGTTGGGGACGGGAATCAACAGGCCGCTGTTGGTACAACCGTAGCTCTTTTAGAACGTGGTTCAAGAGTAATGTCAGCAATACATAAAAGACTTTACGTAGGTCTTAAACAAGAATTTAAATTACTCGCTAAAATTTTTGGTGAGTCTTTACCACCTGAATATCCTTATGATGTAATAGGTGCATCAAGAAATATTAAAGCAAAAGATTTTGATCAAAGAGTAGATATACTTCCAGTAGCAGATCCAAATATATTTTCTATGTCACAAAGAGTTTCACTTGCACAAGAACAATTAAGATTAGCAATGTCAAATCCACAAATGCATAATTTATATTCTGCATATAGAGGGATGTATGAGGCAATCGGTGTAAAAGATATTGATAGAATTTTACCACCACCCCCACCAAATATGCCAAAAGATCCAGCGGTCGAACATATCGATGCAATGGCACAAAAACCTTTTCAAGCATTTCCAGGTCAAGACCACAGAGCTCACATTACAGCTCACTTAAATTTTATGGCTAGTAATTTTGTTAGAAACAACCCTAGCATTACAGCCGCGTTAGAAAAAAATATTATGGAGCACATATCGTTGATGGCACAAGAACAGGTAATGTTAGAGTTTCCACAAGAAATGCAAATGTTACCACAAATGCAACAAGCAGCTGTACAGAATCCAAACATTCAACAACAGATGCAAGAAATATCACAAAAGATAGAAGCTAGAAAAGCTATATTAATTGCTGATATGACTGAAGAGTTTATGAAAGAGGAAAAACAAATAACTTCTCAGTTTGATCATGATCCACTACTTAAACTAAAACAAAGAGAAATAGATTTAAAAGCTATGGATGCTGAACGTAAGATGAAAGAAGACCAAGCTAGAATTGATTTAGATAGAGCTAAAATGGTACAAGCAAAAGAAATTAGCGATGAAAAATTAGAACAAAATGAAGATTTAGCTAAACTAAGAGCAGATACTTCAATAGAAAAATCATTGATGTCTGTGGGTTCTAAACTAGCATCAGATGCAGCTAAAACAAAAGACGTTGAGATCTTGAAAGGTCCTAAACGATAGTATATACAAACCATAGGAGTAAAATATGAAAAAAGAAAAACACGGTAACTCAATGTTTCTTAACAAGGATGGTTACGCTAAGTCCGTTGACATAAAAGTTCCTTCTCAAAACTTAGAGATTGACCCAAGAGGTAAATCAAGTTTTAGAGGTAAAGGAGTTTATATTGCAACGGGTGACGTAGCTGAAGTTAAAGGAACAAAAGCAATGTTATCTGAAAAGAAAAAAACAGCTAAGTGGTATTAGTATGTGGTTGTCGGCAATTAAATTAGCCGTCTCTGCTGGAAGTAAAATATATGCTAACAAGCAGAAGACAAAGATGGCAATGTCGGATGCACAACTAATGCATGCTGAACGTATGGCCCGAGGTGATGAAGCTTACCAGGGCAAGTTGTTAGAAGCTCGTCAATCAGACTGGAAGGACGAGGCCGTTCTTATAATATTAAGTTTGCCCGTGTTGGTGCTGGCCTGGGCGGTCATATCAGATGACCCGACTGCGATGGACAAAGTAAAATTGTTCTTCGACATGTTCTCACAGCTCCCGTCATGGTTCACCAATTTGTGGATCCTTGTCGTGGCGTCGATTTATGGTATAAAGGGTACACAAATTTTTAGAAACGGAGGAAAAAAATGAGAAATGATTTTGGAACAAGACCATACAAATCAAGATTTGGTGGTAGCCAAGCAATGAAAAAAGGTGGATCTGCTAAAAAGAAAAAGAAGCAGGGCTACAAAGATAGAAAAGACGAATCTATCGCTATGAGAATTCGTAAGAAAAGAACTCCTGCTCAGTTAAAAGCTAGCAGAGATGAGTCTTACGGTAAGTTTGGTTCTAAAGCAAAAAAATCTGGTAAGATAAACAGATAAGGAAAAGCAATGGCAAAAAAAGATAATTTTGGAATGTTAAGTGTAAAAGCGGGAATTGATAACAACCCTAATCCAACTCATGCAGATAGAATTGCAGGAGCAAAAGGAATGAAAAAAGGTGGAAGAGTTAAAAAAAGTTCTCGTAAAGCTAAAAAAGGTGGCGGTTGCGAAATTAGATAATGTTCAAAAAAATTAAAAATTTTATTTGCAAAATTTTTAACATTAAAGCATGTAAATGTGATGATGTTGATACAAAAATTCCTGAACCAAAAATAACGGTTCATGAAGAAGACCCAACACATTGTAAGGATCATATTAGGTTTAGAAAATCTTGTCCTCAGTGTGTTGCAATTTAAAAAGGAGAAACAATGAAAAAAGGTTATCATAAAACAAAAGACGGTAGAACAGTAAAGAAAGGTCTTTA